CAAATAAATGCAGATAAATGCAAATAAATGGAAAAAAATGCAAAAAAAAGGGCTCCGAAAGGAGCCCAAAAGTTAAAGAGTGCTGAAGCTAGGCACTCTATAAGAGATGATCATGCGCTCTTCAGCAAATCATCGCAAGCCGTCATATCGTTCAATCAAGCGTTTTTTATCCATCAGCCAAAACACCAACAAGTATCGATCACCCGAGTCTACCGCAAGACCGCGATGCAGATTAGTGAAAGATGGGAAGATCAAAGCGTGGCCGCTAGGCAGTGGGTTCAACACACCATGGTTATGAAACTCTGTGCCACCGCCTTTGTATCCATCTGTATTGAGCGGCACGACTACGCTGATATCGGCACTCTCGTCGTGATGCCAAGCGCCTTTTTGTTTGTCTCGCGGGTTGTAGTTTGCGAGCTGAATTGAATTAACATCTTTGCAGTCCCGTTGATACAGCACGTTGAAAATGGGGTTCAGTACGTTTTGCACCACAAACCACATGTTGCGATAGAGTTCTGGCACTTCTTGTTGCAACACCACCTCGGGGATCTGTCGCAGCTCATCTTCATCGGGGTTAGGTGTAAATAGACCCTCGGCCCTCATGTGATCGATCTCTTCAACCAGCATCTTACAGAACTGTCTGCGGAACAATGGCACTCGATACACGTCGGGGTAGATGCGCTTACAAAGTGCCGAGACAGGCGTCTTGGCTAGGCGGTCCACACCCTCCCGGGTTTTGTATTCCGCGATCATCGGCACCGTTTCTTGTACTGCCTTGTACAGCGGCTGGTTGATAAACCAGTGCGACTGCATAGACAGCATGTAGTTCTTCATTTCATACATTTGTGTTATTTTATGCACCAATGTAGAATCAATCAATCTTTTCGAGGATTGCAGATGGTGAAACCAGTGTATGAAGAAGATACCGCCGAGGCGGATACGATTGAACGTGACGACCGTAAGCGCAAGTCGTTAGCGATCGATGACAAGACATATTGGAAGCTTAGAGAAATCTGTGCCAAAGAGCGTCGCACATTGATCATGCAGCTTCAGCTCTTGATTGAGGATCGCTACGACGAGCTGTTCCCAGACGAGAGGTACTGATGAGTCTGTTCAAACGTAAAGCGGCGCGTGATGGCGTGCCACAATCTTATCGCCCTGTTGCCGATGCAGTCGAAGTCATTGATCTTTTCAGCCGTATGACCCTGCATCAACAAGCCGCACTGTTGCGTCTGTGTAGCCGAAATCTAATGATGGAAGTGGACGGGGAGGTACACATGGGCTACGACTTCGACTGGGACGTAAAGGGTGCCATGATCATAGCAACCCCTTCCGATGTGGAGTTACTACCCAGCGAGGGAAGCGATCCCGCCTAACGGACCACGTAATCTACCCGCCAACTCTCTATCGTCTGCTCGAGGCAAAACAATCGCCGATTGCGAGGGATCAAATCCCGCCGTCAATGGTGTGGTGTCAGTGCCTGGGAGGGGATCGAATAATGGCTGTCGCTCTAACATTGATACGGGCGTCGGCTCTGGTATAGGCGGTGCCGGGCTTACATCCTCAGTCGTAAGTGGGGGGCTTCCTGGTTCGAAATCAAGCTTTTCAATGGTCTCTAATAAACGATCTCTTTCTCGTCCTTCTGAGGGTGCTTTATCCGCCTCTTCTTGTGAAAAAAGAGTAGCTCTTATGGCCCCTTGAGCAGCATTAGAGAGCATAGGTGTTTGCATTCGCTGTAAGGTTTGGCTTACCGCTCCAAAAGCATCTTCCCGTGCTTTTGTGCTTTCTGCAATGTCCAAACCTTTTGCTAACGCAGCTCTGCCCATGACGCTGGGAGAATAAAGCATGCCAAGCCGCATGGCTGCACTCATCAAAGTGTAACCACTAGCAGAAGGGTTAAGTTTGATTTCCGCCCACAAGGTCGGTAAGACGTTAGCACGGAACTCCTTGATTTTTGCAAGTTCGTCAGGCGTAAATATTTTTTCAATGATGCGCCTGTTTTTTACAAACACGTCATTGTAATTTTCCACGATTGATTTGCGTGTGACCTCACCGCCTTTACCAGCGAAGGCTTTGGTCATGATGCCATCTTTCAACAAGGCTATAAACTGCTCGTAATCTGTAGGCTCAAGAGATTTTTGAAGCTTGTCTAGCGTAAGACTCACGGCCTGATTCGGAGCAAATTTATTTTGCCCGAATAACAAATTTGTCACTTGCACGGGGGTGTATTGAGTGTTCGAAAGTTGCTCTAAGATTGTATTGGCAGCCCTCTCTTGTCGTGTCCTGCCAATACCTCTTCCGACAGTGTTCATGTAGTCTGCGTACAAGCCCGTTGCCTGTTGCAATTGATCTAACGCTTCTTGGTCGCCAATAATAAATCCACGCTCCACGCCCTCATAGATTGCGTTATCGAGCTTGTTTTTCATTTGTATCAACACAAGCTCTTCTGTTGAACCAGGCTGCACTTGTCCGATCGCTGCTCGCAACCTTTTTTGATAGCCGTGTAAATTTTTTAAGGACTGATCTTTGAACTTTGGTTTTTTCGCTAGTTCCCGGAGACGACGGAGCTGTGTCATTTCTCGATAAAGCGGACCCTCTAAAACCTGGCTTGGTGCCATTATTTCAGGAATCGTGTCCAATAGCTCTTGTGCGACTTGTTGAACACCCTGGGGTGTCATCACAGGTGGCGTATCCAAGCCTTTGACTAATTCATATAAAGTTCCTGCCTCTTCTTTGAGTTTTTCCGCCGCACCCGTTATTAATGTTTGCGCTTCTTCAGCAGCGGCACTGGGGATGTTTCCGTAAATGCCTTGAGGAGCAACCGTGCCAGCCCCGAACTCTTCTTGCAGACTAAGCGCGTCATTTCGAATTGCGTTTAATTGTGCGTCGTCAAAACCTCGTATGACCATTGTTGCTGGGTCAGACGATGCCATTTGTCGTAATTGATCTTCTCGGCCTAATTGTTCTGTTTGCCGAGGTGTCACTCCTTGAGGAGGCGGCGCCGTTCTTTGTCCCTGTGTCAGCGGATATTTAGATTCAGAAACAGCGTCAAAAGAAAAACGTGGGAATATAGCATCCAATCGAGAGCCCACCGTAGAGCCCGTCCGCGTCACCGCCTCTGCGCCTTTTCTGATGCCCTTTCCAATTGCTTTTGCCGCTGGCGGTAGTGCCACATCAGCGCCAACCCCAATCGCGGTCGAAACACCAACTTGCTCTGCAAGATCACCTGCTGTCCGTTTTTTTTCTGCTGTTGTTTCTGGTGTTAAGAGAAACTCACCCGCTAAAGATGCCGCCTCCGTTGCACTATAGGCGCCCAAACCCCTGACACCTGTTTCGAAAAGAGTTTTCCCTTTGGCAGTGAATTTGCTGGCTGGTGTGTAACGCAACATTTCACCTAAAACAGTATTCAAGTCTTGCGTTGAAAAACCGGGCTTATTCACATAGTACGGCACGTTGTTCCACACAATAATTGGCAGTCCAAACTTATCGCGATATTTACCGCCATACCGGGGATCATCTTTGAATGTGCGATGAATAATTTCTGCCTTACCGTAGTCATCTCGAGTAAGCATAGCTTTGACATTGGGTATAAACGCTTCAAAAAAACCAGGCGCGTTCGTACCCATTTCAGTCAGCTCTGGGAGCTGCGGAAACTCAATCGGTTGATCTTTACCTAAAGCAAGATCCGCCGCCTCTTTTGGCAAGTTTATGATTCTCTCAAGCACGGAGGGATCAGGCCGATTTTGTTGAGCTAAAATATCCTCGTCAGTCGTCTTCTGTGTGGACGACGCGGTGCTGTATCCTTGTGGCAACTTTTCTAAAGGCATTTAATCGTTTGACTCCGTGAAATCAAAACCCTTAATAACATAAATTTGGTCACTTATATCATTACCATCGGCATCATTCAGTGCCAGCGGCCGACCTTGCGAATCACGATTTAAAAAAACAGCTCCCCGTGGCAACGATTCCAAAAAAGATGTAATTTGTTTATCGTCGTCTGAATCGCCCGTAAATTTTTCGAAGATTCCCTTATCGACCTCTTGATCAAGAAAGTCATTTACTTCAGCTTGAGATCGGTACTGATCGGTGCTGAGTGCCTCCTGCTCTGCACGATTGTTGGCTATTGAATTTTCTGTCATCCGTTTAAAAACGTAGAGCGCAATGTAGTTTGCTTCTGGGGTATTACCTAAGCTAAGGATTGCATCTTTGTAAGCTTGAAACTCCATATCTGAGGTTGATCCCGAACCTACAGGTCGCATTTTTGGAGCTAACTGATTCGAAATAGCAACTAAAGACTCTAGATTTGCAATACTTGGATCTATCGTCCCAAAGACTTGTTTGAACAACCTACGCACGTTAAATGTGATCTCAGTCAATCTCCCGGTTTTTGTTTCTAATAGTAGTTCAAGCGCACGCTCTACTTGGGGTATTGTTGAAAGCTGTAAACCAGCAAAATCACTTTGTTTTTTCGCTATCTCTTTTAGTCTTGCGTCAGCATAAGTCGCAAATCGCGTCTCTCCTCCAGTGATAGGACTAAGAAAAATATTTGTAACCTCATCATTAATCACATAGGGGCGGAGCTCCAAATATTTGCCGCCGCTTATTATTCTTTCACCAACCAAAGCGTCATCTTCTGGTACAAGTTGTTTCACTGCCAACTCGAAAGATGGATGATCGCGGCTCATGCCTAAACCTTCTACTGTCTTTTCTGCATCCGCTTTCTTTTGATAAAAAGCGATTGCTCCAGCGGCGGGTACTTTAACCCCGCCTTGTCCGCTCGGTGATTTTGCTACACGACCGCGATACCTAAAAATTTCTGCGTCAGTCAGCAACGCGGGTGAGCCTTCCTCATAATATACCCCGTCCACTGTGAGGCCAGCAGGGTCTGTTACCGTCATTTCGCTAACTTTGTTTTCGGGCTTTGTTTTAGCCGCCAATAAATCATATTCGTTGATCATTTTTTTGGCTGCGTCCACATCTTGCTTTGCAAGCTCAAAAGCCTTCAGTCCTATCTGACGACGCTGTAATTGTTCTTGTTGTCTCCGCGCACGCTCTTCCTGGTTGAATTTTGCCAAGCCCATGCCAGCGGATCGAAAAGCGCCCGTTGCTGGGTCAGCCGCGAGCATTGCAGCACCTACTTGTGAAGCAAGATCGAAAAAGTTAGAGCGAGGCTGAGGACCATACAACTTTTCTAGTTGAGTTTTGTATCTCTCAAAACTTTCATCAAAGTCTGGCACCTCCAGCAGTGGAGTTTTAATTTGTGCCTGTTGTACAGCAAGGGCTGCTATCAATTCGTCAATTTCTCGTTGGTCTGTGGGCATCGGTGGTACTTCAATAGGCGGCAAAGCCACACCCATATTCATTTCCGAATCCGTTTGCTCACCCAGGCGCTTGATCTGCTCAGACAGCGGTATAAATTCTGTAGACGACATCACCATAGAATTAACCTTGCGGCTGACTTTGTTGCTGTTGCGGGGCGTAATAGTTGTATTGCGGTTGCCCGGTGAAGTTGCCCATTGCCCCTAAGGTAGATAAACCAACGCCCAAGCCCGCTTGTAACGCGGAGGGCGGCATTCCAAAGTTGGTTGTAAACTGGGTTGTGCCAGAGGGCACCATGCTAGCAAACGGCCTCAGAGCTTGATATTGGGCTAACGGTGCCATACGCGCCTGTTCCAAATCTCTACGCTGGGCGTCTAGCTCGCGCTGACGCAGACCTTGTTGCATACCGCCAATCCCCATAAGACTTCCAACGTCGGCCGCGCCCGCTCGTTGCGCTTGGCTACCTAATCCAGCCAGTGTGCTACCATAGCCAGACTGCGCGGCGCCGAGTGTGGCACCACCTGCGGCTTGCTCACGCCCTATCTGACCAAATTGACTCGCAAGATTCCCCGCGACGTCCATCCCTGTAGATCCTGCTCTGCTGCGAGCGGCGGCCTCTGCTAGACCCAAGTTGCTGAGTCGAGACCCAAGATCAGTTCCTGCGCCAAAGCGCGATTGTGCGAAGCGTGAAAGCTGTTCACCGAGACCTGTTTGCGCGCCGAGCTGCTCTCGAGCTGTCCCACGTATTAAATCACCGAAGCCCGTGCCCGCAGCAAAATCTTGTCCGCGCAGAGAGGCCAGTCCTGTGGCCGCGGCTCTTTTCGCCTGGCGGTCTCGTTCATCTTCACTGATTGCCGTCTGTTGAGCTCTTCTGAATCCTTCTGAACGTAGTCCGCCGACCTGCTTTGCAAGGCCTCGACCCAATGCCTCGGCTCTTTCAGCTGCACTAAGACGCGCGCGCGAACCGAAAGCCGATTCCCCGCCTGTCGCGACATCTCTGGCAAATTGTGCCAAATCTTGCTTTGCTAAACCCTCTGTCGCGTCTTGAATCATTTGCTGAACAACTTGGTCTTCAAACGGATCTTGAAGTCTCTGGGTTGCGCCAATGATGTCGAAGTCGCCCGTCGTGTCTTCCAAAAGCTGTCGCGACTCACCAAGACCACGTCGTAAACGTGCAGTTTCTGCAAGACCAATGTCTCGAGCACGCCCCAGGTCCATTCCAAAGCGTTGTGTGTCACGCACGCCGCGCCTTTCAAGATCACGTAAATCACCACGTAACCTTTCCTCTGCGGCAACCGCACGACCTCTGCCCTCCTGTATACCGCTCAAAGCATCTTGTAAGCCAAGATCGCGTTGATCGAGAGCAAACCTTGCGCCCTCTCTGATAGCCTCTAGTCCCTGACCGGAAGCGAGGGCTTGATCTGCAAGCCCCTGACGAATAGATCCAATACCCTCACGGCCTAACGCCATTGCTTCATCGATAAAGGGCTGTTGAATACCTATGTTTTGTCGGGCGAGCGCCATCGCCGCAATTTGGTCAGGTGAAAATCCTGCCACTTCGGTGGGAATGACAATGGGACGCCCTTCCTCGTCGAAAAAGGTGCGCTCCGCCGCACGGAAGGCGCCGGGCAAGAATCCCCCTTGACCATCCAACCCAAACAAAAATTGCATGGTGATGGGGTCTAAACGACTTTCTGTTTTTACGACACTATCAACAAAAGGTTGAGCCGCGTCATCAACCACAGGGTTTTCGACCACGGGGTCATCAACTTCACCCCCCTCTTGCATTCGCCGCACTCGGGCAAGCTGTCCTGGTGTCAAAATCATGCGGCAGACCTCTTTTCTTTTGGCTTATCGGCATATTCAGCGAATAAGCTCATCATGTCGTACATCAAATTCGTGCCTTTTTCGCGGCTTTCAGCGCCGTTCGGCGTGAGCGTCACGATGCCCCCATCACTTTTTTGCATGTCAAAAGCACCTGCGCCACGCACTGCTCGGCCCGTCATGACGAACTCGCCGTCCGATAGCATCGCAGGTATGTCATCACTAATCTCTGTGCCGGGCCCAGCGATTTTGCCATCCATCCGCTTGAACTCCGCCATGTCCACGTTGCCACCGTCTTTGAACGCCATAACGGGTCCACCATAGCGGGCGGTCATGACGGCTGAATTTTCGACAGGTTCAATCGACGTCGCTGGTTCAGGCGTTGCTCGACCGCCACTCAGGGTTGGTATTGTGCCTGTTGGTAAGAGGCCAAACTCAACGGGATTTGGAGCGGGCTTGCCCATACGACGGGCTATCTCTGCCTCAATATTATACCGACCCGTCGCACCTTCTTGTGTTAAAGGTGTAAGCGGTACGCCACGCCTCATTTTGCTTTCATCGTAGGCGAGCTTCCCAAGAGCGCCCGCTGCGCCTATCGCGCCCAAGGTGCCCAATGTGCCAAGCCCGCCAGCACCACTGCTTCCTAGACCAGCGAGAGTCGCAAATTGACCTAGGAGGCCGGGATTCTCTTTTTCTGTTGCCTCTGCTATTTCAGCGTCTGTGGCGCCCGACGCTCTTGCTTGATCGACCGCTTCTTTTGCTTGTGGGCTTGTCGCTGCTAATTGATCTAACAAACGACGAAAATAATCTTGACTTCCCTCCATTCCTGAAACACCGCCGTAGGTAGAGCCTTGACCGCCCAAAACACCACCAGCTAAAGGGTTTGAAAGAGCGCCACCTATGGTGCTTAGTGCTGACCCCGTGCCGCCAGCAAGTGCTCCTTGTGCAGCGGGCGATAAGCCTGGTATACCCAAACTACCAATACCTTTCAGCGCAGTGGTCAATCCACCGCCAACGGTGCTAACCACTCCACTCAGCCCTGGCACGGCAGATAGCGCACTCCCTGCCAAACTGCCGATACCACCAAGTGCCGCGCCCAAAGCAGTTCCAACTCCCGGAATAAATACTGCGAGAGGCGCTACTTTTTTCACAACCTTTTTGATGCTTTTGAAAGCTTTTTTAAAGAAACCAAATTCTTCTAAGCCAGTAATGGGATTGAGACTGGCAATGCCCGCTCCGACAATATAAGCCTCTGGATCTAAATCAAGCTCTTCGAATTTTGCACCGACCGTGGCTTCGAACTGTGCGTCGTCAAAAGCTTCTGGTGGCACGACGACCTCGCCAACACGCAAATGAGCGAGACGAGTGTCTCCCCCTCTTCCTTGTTCAGCCAACATCATGGCTTGTTCAGCCATCGGTGCCGCGCTTTGAGTCGCAATGTTTTCAGTCGTGCTTTCTAAAATCTGTCGTTCCAACGGATCATCGGTTGCGTCGCGCTCTGCCATCAAAGCATTTATGGCTTGCTCTAAATCGTCGGTTGAGGGCGTGGTTTCCATCATCATTGCAGGGGCTGGCTCAACTTCACCACCCTCTTGAAACGACATTGGCATCTCGGGTCCAAGCAGTGCTTGAATTCTGTTCTGTAACATCTGGTCCATTATGGTGTACTCACTGTTACGGCCCCTACACCAGCGGTAATCGCCAGCCCAGTCGGGTAGGTCTGATGGCTATACAAATCGCGAAATTGCGTGCCATCGAAAGCCTGGTGAATTTCATTCGTAGTATTGAAGATTATTGAGCCTGTTGCAAATTGTAACTCACTGATTTCGGTAGCCGAAAAATGCGGAGAAACGGTGAAATCTACACGCCCCAAGTTCAATTCCAGCACGCGAACCAGACGATTGAATGTATTCGCATCAACTGTCTCGCTCAAGGCAGAGGGCAGTCTTGTCTCAAGCAAGCGACTCATTAGCGTCTGCCGCTAGGTTGTAGATCCAGCCGTGTAGATCCAAGTCGCCATTTGTAGCCGAGTTGGTTATCAGTGGTCCCGTCATCATCGCTTTCAAAGCGCAAGACGACTTGACGTGCGCGACTGCGGACGTTACTTAATGTGCTACTTTCGGTAACTTGAGACGTAGAGTCTGTCGTCAAGCTCGCATTAGGGAAATCACGACGCTTGACAACAATATTCATCGCGGGGGTGTTTGTCAGTCCAGATGATTTGACAAACGCGACGTCGGGTATAATTTTTTTGACAAAAGCAAAATTTTCGCCCTCAGAAATGTCTAGATCAGCCGATTCGATAAAGACACCCGTCATCGGATCTTGGTAATCATCAAAGCCGACTTCGTGATTGAAAAGGCACTGTGTGTTACTGGTGGTAACACCCGCGATGGGTTGATCTTCTATGCCCGCATCTAGCCAGGAGTAGCGCACAAGGTTACCGATGGACCAATGATTTTCTTCGTAGTTGTAAATAACGTAACGACTGATCTCGCCAGTGCCGTCTGTGATACTGGGATAAAAAAACCACATTTCACTGAATTCACTATTCAGCCCCATGAAGCATTTGAAGGCTTGGCTCAAGTCTAAATCGTCGAAAACATATTCTTGGACACTACATGGCAGTTTCTGCACGGAGCCGCTGTAAAAATAGAATCCTGTCTTGCTAGCAAAATAGACACCGTTTGGTGCGTTGACAGCTCCTTTGGGGCTAATGAGACCCGATCCTTCATTAATTAAGTTGACCGCAAAAATTAAAGGCGGCCCGATAAAATTCATGCTGTATAAACTGGTGTCGGTCCAAATCAAAATCTCTTGACGAGATTTGATGCCACCCACAATAAATGATCCAGCGGAAAGCCTCACGTCACCAGCACTGTTTGTCGCCAACGGCTCGAAGACCAAATCTTGTTCTGAGGAACTGAAAGCTACGAGCATCGGATCGACAACGCCTGTGCGAGAGCTACCCGATATCGGGTCCGCACCCAAAACAATAAGGTGACGGTCTGTCTCGGACGTTAACACTTGTAAGCCGACTGTGGGCACAAGATTTGCGCCTGTAACTTCCGACAGCTCGACCGCTCGAGTGTTAGTTCCATTATTTTCAACCCATCGGTAAATGCCGCCGCCACGGACGTTGATAATCAGATTTTCACCAAAGTTATCGTGCGTCCAAGTGCGGAGTTGATTTAATGCGGAAATGGCACTGGCAGAACCCCATGTTCCTGCACCCCACGTCCCTACGCCCCAGCCCGTGCCTTGGACATAAGTGTCCAAACCGACGTTGATTTGGTATACGCCATCCACACCAGAACCGCCATTGCCTGTGTCACTACTATTGGCGGTGACAGTGGCGCCTGAAGTATCTTTTGCTGTGATTTCATACGTGTTTGTGCCAGTGACCAGGGAGATTTGATACTCCTGGTTAAGCACATCAGCCGTAATCAACCCGCCCAGACTGACGGCGCCTGAGATTGTCACAAAATCGTTGTTGACTGCACCGTGCGATGAGTCAGTCACCGTCAGGGTTGATGACCCATCCGTGGCTGCAAAAGTAATGGAATTGGTAGAGGTTTTGCGTATTGGCGTGACGTCATAGTAGTTATCACCCTCAGCCACATAGTATTTGAAGGTTGTGCCTATGCCGATGTAGCGCGTCGCACCCAGAGAAATCCAAGAATGCAGCGCCCGGCCGATACCCAAAAAGGTGTTAGTGCCACGCTTGAACCAACCGCCAACCTTTTCAGCGCGACCTTTACGGAAACGGATTAGGTTGCCATCAACCCAGCCGCCGCTGTTGGCGTAAGGCGTTTCTTCTTTATTGATTCCAGCCCGGAACTCAACTTTGGTAAGCGGCATCGCGCATCAAGCCAGTCTGATTATTGCGCCTGTCGCGGTAGGGCTTGGGAAGACCACAGTGAAATCACCCGCCGTGCTTGTTTTATCGCCGCCAAAATCGATGATTGCACACGCCTTATCTGACTGCGTGTCATTATAAATCATGCAGCCCCTCGCCGTGACGGTTGCAGTTCCGAACGTGAGGTCTGCGAAGTCGCATACAGCGGTTGTTCCCGTAGTTGTGGGCGTCACGGAGGTAAGCGTGTTTCCCCCAGATGTATAGTTTGTCCCACTCACTTGGCCCGTAGTCGTAAAGGCGGTTGTTGACGCTCCCAAAGTCGCACTTGAGGTATACAAAGCCAACTTGAATGAGTTGCCGCTGGAGGCTGTAAAATTATGTGTGCCGACCAAGAGCTCTTGCTTGAAGCTGGTTGGTATTGCCGAGGTTATAGCCATGTCAAAGCTCCTTGATGATTTTCGCCATGTCCTCATGCCCTTGAGCAGTAAGTTTACCTCGAATCGTGACGCGATCGGAGGCGATGGCATTCTTCATGCCCAATAAGATTAACGTATAAACTTGATTGCGAAAAGCCTCTGCTTGTAAGCGAATGTGCGGGTCTGCTTCTTCGCTAATCCCAACGATTTTATTGGTTGTTTGAGCTGCCCAAAACTCCACATCGTGCCCTTTGTTGTGCGTTGTAGACACCATGACCTGGCCGAGTTGAAAGCCAATTTGATCGTCTATCATCCCTTGTAAGGCTCCGGGCTGGTGAGCGGCTCTACCGTCTCAATGTTGTGTTTTTGAATCATGCTGGCAAGCTCTGATCGGTCACAAACAACCCACTCACCCTCAGGGTTGGGCATGGCGATCTTGGGGTTGGGTAATCGATGATACCCGTACAAACGCTCATTGATATCGACGTTTTGATCTAACAATGAGGACCGGGGACTGACACCAACGGTAATACCCATCGCGATCAGTTTGCAGATCCAGAACTCCACGCACGCGCGCCCTGCTTCTGCAAAGTGCAAATTTTTGCGGTACGAAAAATCCATGCCAAATAAGTCAACGTGGCCGACCTCATGGTATGCGGCGAACGCCAGCGAATAGGCCACAGTCGTGTTGAGATAGGCACACCGCTGGTCAATGACGACGTCTTCCAAGGGGTACTCAACCAAAGCGGGCACGCGCTCATCGAGCTCACACGTATAGATGGGCTTATCGAACGTAGGTAGCCACCGCCTCATGACGTCAGTCTGATTTCCTGCGTCGTCGGTGTCCAAAAAGCGGCTGGCGGGGTCGAGCATGAAGACTCTGTCGCAATCAAACACCGACAAGGCAGAGTTAATCGTCCAGACCTCATCCCAGGTTTTGCTGTTTTCGACGCCAATAACGTAGTCGATCTGAGATGCGCCCAGGCCGATTATTGCAACTTTTTTACCTTTAAGCTCTGGCAGTTTCTCCATCAAGACACACCTGTACGCAATAGATCGTATCTGAACTCGTCGCGTGTATTACGACCCTCGCTCAGATTCTTCATTCTCCCCACGGCCTCTTTGAACCGTGCCTCGAAGTTAGCTATCACGTCAGGTGTTTCTTTGAGAAATACAGCGCCCTCCACCAATGTGCCGTATAACAACGCATCAGGGTGGTCTGTGGATAGGATTGTCGTGCCTGTTGTTGCGCCCGCGGTAAGCGATGCTGGCTTGTGCAAATAATGCACCTCAACGGTAAAGTTGGCGTTGGGCACAGGCGACAACTCAAAAGCAGAATCATCAAACAGACTGTAATACTTTGGCGTGCCAGTCGTCGTCGATGTCGGACTGAACTCTTTCAAAAACGACGGGTGCTTGAAGTCAAGATAAATGTATTTGTTACTGCTGTTGATGATCGCGAGCGAAAACGGTGCAAAAAAATCAGACGGTGTCGCAAGGAATCTGTTCCCAGACGTTGTCGTGCCCTGAACATTTTTGCGTTGCTCTGGAAGCTGGACCATTTTGAAGATCCTGCTCTCCGCTTCTTGAATGAAGGTATCGAGCTGATTCGTAAACGTGGTCTCAGAGACTTGCAGATAATCCTGCACGGCCGTTTTCAATGTTGCAAGGGTAAAACTCATGACGTAGTAACCTCCACGCTGCCGACACTAACAGTAACTGCAAATGTTTGCAAAAGTGTGCCTAATTTACCATCGCCTACATTTGTGTACACAGTAAACACTGTGCTGTCATTTCCATCGGCCGCTTGATCTGGCCGGGTTACTTGCAAAGCTTGGGGGTCAATCGGCGTCGGCTTGGGCATGAGCTGAGGATGTTTCGGTGAATACTGATCGGGTCCGACCAGTAGCCCATCCCAGGTCATTTTCATATCTTTCAAGCGATAGCGGAACCCTGTGATATCACAGATCCCATACGCATTTTTGTTCGAAGCGTAAGCCATTACGCTATGTTATAGCCGCGCAGATCGGGGGCCACTCGAAATGAAGCGCGGTCCTCATCTTGACTCAAAGCTCGCTCAAACTCCTCTTCATAAAGTTGCTTGAGCATGCCGACCTTTTCAGGCGCACGCTTGAGCGCCAAGTAGTACGCAAGCCCGGCTGCAAGACAGGGATAGAATCGAAATGGGATCTCCATTGTGTTTTCGCCCACGTCAGCGTCGTCTATCCGACTCAGCACACTCAAATGCAATTCGTACTTGCTGTTTTGATCTGGCGCAGGCCAAACTTTCACTAAAGGACTGATTTGCTTGTCGATCAGAAACTGGTTTGGCTTGCCAGTGGTGCTTTTGGTAGCAATGTTTGCATACTGCGATCGTGAGAGGCGTGTCATCGGCACATCTGTCGATACACCGCTCACAGTCTCTCTAATGAACACATCCAAAACGTCGATCGTCGCGGTGGGTGTTGTCGCATCAATGGTGTATGACGTCGTGTCCTTTACCATCGTCAACACTTTTTGATTGATGGTCCACTGATTGAGACCCCGATTGGCCCACTCTGCCAGCATCAAGTTCAGTGAACGGGTGGCAGTTTTCAGGTCATAGCCTGTGCGTAATTCTAGGCCGCAACGCTCGAATGCCTCTTCGACGTAGTCTGCTACGTCGAGCTCAAAATCTTTACTCCCGCTGACCGTCATCATCTGTCTCCGCGTACAGGTTATCGAACACCTGGTTGACATCAAGAGTGTAGTCTAAATCGCTTTTGCTGTAATGGATATGCTGGCTTGGGCGGAAGTCTGGCGCGCCTTCCCCGGTTTCAAACCAAGCGGGATGCGTGACGCGCACGCGGTTGTTGGGTAGTGCAACGATATTCCCAGTCCACGGGCCAGCATCGAGCAACTCGAGTACGTGGCTTTGCTTGTGTTGGGCTGGGTCGTCCGCGATTTCGTTGTTAGTGTAATCAACGGTGAAAAGATATTTGGCAGGATACATTTCACCATCGATTTTGGCCAGCCACGGACAAGGCGTGCAACGATCTAGCACATAGACGGAATGATCTCGCGACGAGCAATCCCACGGTTGTGCCGCCCACACAGGCATAGGCTCGGGCCACTCCTCAAGCGGTGTATCGCCAACCAGGGCAGTGATTGGCATACGAGCCCACATCGCGCCGCCATGCACGTTTGGCTCATTTTCATCGTCATAGGTCTCTGCACCCGTGAAAATGACTTGAAAGCTCAAACATCGCGTCGGCATGGTGGTCACGGCAATGGCCATCGCATGGATGAACTCGCCGTGATACTTAGCGTGATTGTGTGTGTACTCTCTACGAACCCAACATTTGAAATAGGGTATGTTGCTTTGTAGATACGCCACTCTTATCGGCCATACAATCCGCTATTTTTGTTGGAGGGCTTTCTCATTCCACCTGCGGCGCCGCCTTTGGCATAGCTTTTTGTGGCCATCTTGCCACCTTTCGCCATACCCTTCGCTTTCATCGTGCCGCCCATTGCTTTCCCTCGGGTTTTTTTGAACTTTTCAAATTCTTTATCTGAAACGGCTCCTTTAGTTGGCATGAGGCCACCTTTCGCCATACCTTTTGCTTTCATCGTGCCGCCTTTGGCCCGACGCAACGGCCCCGGCATGTCGCCTTCCACCTGCGGCGCCGCCTTTGGCATAGCTTTTTGTGGCCATCTTGCCACCTTTCGCCATACCTTTTGCTTTCATTTTGCCACCAGCCATCATTCCCTTTGCTTTCATCGTGCCGCCTTTGGCCCGACGCAACGGCCCCGGCATGTCGCCTTTTTGCATCCTAGTGAGCATCGCTCTAGTGCCTCTGCTGCTCAGTTGCGGGCCTTTGCCTCCCGAGACTTTGCCCGCACCCGCAGCGCGAGTACCAGGCTTTGCGTTTCTTCTAGGTTTAGGCGCCGCTGGTGCGGGGGTAGGTTTGGCGGGTGCGGGCTTCATACCTTTGGTCAATTTTTTTAAGCTTTTCATCACGCCGCCGGCAGCTTTACCTTTGACCATCATCTTGCCGCCAGCCTTCATGCCTTTTGCTTTCATGCCTTTTTTCTTGTGTCCTGCCATTTTACTTACTCCTATTTTGAGATCGTTTTTTCCGCCCGGCACAGTGAGCTTTCTGTGAAAACCCCCGTGGATTGGAACAGTTAATTTTGCGCTTTCGCGCAGCACTCCATTTTTTACCCACGCGGCACCCTCGTCATTTTTTGCTTGCTGGGCAAAATAGCGCCACAACCGCGCGCCTGTATCATCGTGACAGCGCCACCTTGCGCCGCAAACGTCTTTACGTTTGTTGGTTTACCACCAACGCCTTGTTTCTTTGCTCTTTTTCTAGTGACAGCAGACCTGATTTCACCCTTGCTCATTCTAGCAGCGGTAGCTGCTGGAACACATTTTGGGTATTTTCTTTTGCGATCCTTTTCTAGCTTTGATCTGCCACATTTTGCAAATCCACCACCTTTTTTTGGTGCGCCGATATCAACCCAATCTTGCTTGAACCATTTTGTCAGGCCACCTTTAGGCTTTGCCATGCTGCCTCCTAATAGCATCTTTGCCTTTTTTGAACACGTTAGCTATGCCTGTTTTGCCCATCACTTTGGCCCTTTGTTCAGCGACCGTTAGAATCTGTATCTTTCTGGCAAACGATTTATCAATCCTTTTTACTTTTCTAACCGTCGCGTCTGCATCTTTCATCGTCGCGAACTTGATGCCTACCGTGTCTTTGGGATTTTCATCAGTATATAGCCGTCGGCCAGAACCTTTTGGTTTCTTTCCTGTTCCAACCTTGGGATCTAGTTTCTTTTTCATTAGCTGCGAGGGACTCGTGTTCGTTTCTGTTTACCAGGCATAATTGCACCACAACCGCGACTCTGCACCATAACGGTGCCCCCATTTCGCATCCCTTTGGCTTGCTTTGCCATGCTCTTGGCAATAGCCGTGCCGCGCTTTTTTTCATATTTACTGAGTTTGCCATCTTTATCGAGATCGCTTTTTATCGGGTCAAGCGTTACCTCTCCACCGCTGGCGCCTTTATACTTCCCACCCATGCGCTTGTACTCTTGAACCAAATACCCTGAAGAATACGCAGACGGTGTCACGTCAAATTTGCGCTTCATCTTTGCTTTTGCCTTCCGATAAATGGCGGGGTTAGCTACGTTTTTTGGTATTTCACTGGCCATGTTTATCTCCTAAATGCGACGTTGCGATCGATTTGACTGGGCCCATTGATCACCCCGGGTAATCTAGGTGCTTCGAGTAACCTGTCATCTGGGACAGGCATTATTCCAACATTACCACTTGGAGGCGGGAGCGGAGCTGCTCTTGGTGTTTTTTCATTTGCAGGTTTACCACGGGTGTAACCCCCCGGGAACGCTAACTCAAAATCTACAGGATTTGTTTGAGTATCTAACAAAGTAATGATGCTCCCATCGGGCCGTCTTCCTACCGCAGGATTGATCCCTCGATTGCCTTCGTATTCAGGCGTGCCTAAATCCCCCGGTTTTGATCCTCCCGCGTCAAATGTCATAGTTAGCGGAACGGCCGTCTCAACTTCAGTCCCGACCCCCTCATCAAAAAGGCCTAGCGCATCAGCTCTACCATCTGACATATTCAAACTTGCTGGAGCGTTGAACCCGAAAGAGTCTTGCGTTTCGCCAAACGATGGGCCTTGATAATCCATCAAATTACCTTCGCCTGAACCCACACCGGGCGTCGCAACGGATGCGCCAGGGAGACTCGCGGCGGGCGTCGTTGTAGCTGGCGTCGCCTCTGGCAAGCTTGCCAATATTTCATCCTTGATTTGCTGACGTAGAGCGTCTGTGTCCACCTCAGCCGGGACCGCCTGTTGAAGGTCCGCTATTTGTTTTTGCAGAGGGCTGACAGCTGCCGAAATCGCTTGCTGTCGTTGTTGTTCAATAGGACTGATTGCCGCCGCTAAATCTTCTTGCGTGAGGCCCGCATCTTGAAGCGCCGCGATGCGCGAAGAGAGCTCTGCGCGCTCACTGGTAGCGGCATCCATGGCTTGCTGGAACTGTGCTGCTTGAGTGCTGACTGATGCGAGCTCAGACTGAATTGTTTCGATAGGCAAAGACGCCAGATTGTCAGCAACACCGCCAATACGATTCTCTAAGCCCTCTATCAATTTTGCCGTATCTGCGCGAATACTATCTGACACGGCCGCTTGCCCGGATTCAACATCGTCGTATAAGCTTTCAAGCTGTTGGTTTAGGCCGTCAATCTCAGTCTGTGTAGAGTCTGCGGTTGCTTTTTGGGACTCTGTCAGTTGTTCGTAATTTTGATCAATCGCTGAGTTAATGTTCGCTAAGTCATCAGATAGAGAAAAAAGGCGATCTTGCAAATTACTGACAGAAAGCTCTTGTGCTTCACGGACGATTTTATCGCCTTCCTCGATCTGACGCGCTAAAGCTTCACGCTCATCAAGGCCAGCCTGTCGCAAATCTAGCGTCTCAGCGTCGATTCCCCGTCGCAATTCATCAATACGATCTTCAAGGGCTTTGGTGACGTCAGACCGCTCTGCGCGCGCGGCGTCTTCAGAGCTCGCCAGCTCTTCACGTAACAAATCACGCAAATTATCAATTTCGCTTTGACGATCTGCGGTGTCCAAGGCGCGTTGCTCTGCAATAAGATCGCTGAATCGGTCTGCTTGAGTTTCTGTCGGCATCGGAGCATCGAGGCGTCGTAACGAGGGCAAATTAACAGCCTCCCGTGGTCCACGGTCAAACACGGGACGTTGCATGAGGTAGTCTTCCAACGCCGAGTAAGAAGTCGTCGGGTTGGAATACTCGGCTATCGCTCGCGCTAAATCGCTGTCTTCATCCATTTATGTCACCAATTTTTGCAAGACCAATAGCTTGCGGCAAAGACGTCTTTCTTCTTTTCGACCGCATCACAACCGTGGCGAGCCCGAAAGTTTTTACGCCTTTCAGGGCTTGCCTTTTTGATTTTCATGTTGGGGTCACCGTATCGTACGATCTTTACTTGATCGCCTTTTTTGGCGAGCACGGCAAACTTTTTGTTTTTTCCAGGAGTTCTTTTTTGCTTGTTATAACCTGGGAAGGACTCGCCGCGATAGACAAGCCTCCCAGATTTTGTGCGTTTGACGTCAGACGTATCAGCCATACGATTTGATCAACTCGAGGACGATCATGTAAGTATCCCCGCTTGAGTGGCCTACCGTCGTAAAATCAAGATCGCCCGTGATGCCAGACCCAGCGTTATTAGGAATACCACTGAAATCACTGTAGTCATGATAACCGTTGCTATCCTCACTCAGCCCGATGGCGAGCACGTTGCTTGTTGCGTCGAACTCGATCTTTACTGACATGCCCGTACACTGCCACCAAATCTTATTTATGGTGACTCGGTTGCACGACAACCCAGCCGAGTTTGACGTCAACGCGGATACATCGACTTTTTTGACCGCCGATTCACCCGTGCCATCACTAGCATTAGTAAACTTCAGAACGGCTTTGCGTTCACCATCCTGAATAGTTTGGCTCGTAACTGCATCAGCCATGTGTCACCTCCGTTAGAGTTCAGTGGTGGCTGTTCGCTCTTTCATCGCGCTGATGTAGTCAACAGTCAAAACCTTCGCGGCTGCGGCGCCATTTTGGATGCCAAAGCTGACTGTCAGTTCTTCATCGTCGGGAGCGTTGGTACTGACCACTGTGCCGACTTCAGCATTGTTTTGATAGACATGAAAGAGCTGATCTTTCGGGTCAAACATAAAGCCAACCGTCATAAAGGTGTCATCGGCCATTGCCGTTGGCAGATCCAACGTGCTTTGCGTCCCGTCTTTTTCAACAATAAATTGTAGCGTCGTTGAGCCATCGGTCAGCAAAAAGAAAATGCCGTCTGTCACATCAAGTGGCGACGTATCAGTGAGCTGGAGTCCCATGACAACGTCAGAGGCATCCGCATCGCTCGTCTTCATACGCGCTGAGAACGCAAGCTGCTTGGTTGACTCGAACTTGAAGCCTTCTTTTACGAGCTGGAGAAAGTCGTTGTCGTTGTCGGCGTCGTCATTGGTGATAACGAGCAGACCGCCATCTCCATCACCCAAAGCTTCTGACGCATTGCCCGATCCACCTTCTGTGGTGGTGATCGTCCAATCTGATGCCAGGTAGGTATCGAAGTCATTGAAGTAAGTGTGATATTTCTGCGGCGCTGGCATTTTGAGTTTGCCAGAAGTGCCTGACGCGGTGACGTTAGTAACGCCTGAAGTAAAATGAGTAGTCATGAAAGTTCTCCTGTGAAAACCAGTGATCAGCCCATCTGATCACCATCTGACCCTGTCAGTGTA